TGCAATCACAGTCGCGAACGTTGGCAGTACAGCTAGCGAAGCAATTGTGCTTTCTTATGTCGCACTAAAGGGTGCATCCTCTTAATGGGTTTGTACGCCTTCAAACGTCTCAGGGAGCGCGAGGCTGCTGCGCAAGCGGCGGCCTCTTCCTCTATTGAGAATAAAAAATCGCCAAGTAAGAAGAATGGCAGTGACAATCGACGCAACAGCAGGCGGAGCCAACGCGAACAGTTATCTGACGCTAACGGCGGCAAATGATTTTGTTGACGCGATGGTACAGAACGCAGATGTGACCGACTGGGGCACTGGTACTACTGACAGTCGTAATCGCGCATTAGCTTACGCTGCACAGAGGCTGGACAGAGAAAGATTTCTTGGTGCTCGCGCTACTGAGACACAGGCGATGCAATGGCCTAGAACTGGTGTCAGAAGGCCCGACACCTACATTAATACTTATTCAGTTGGATTTCCATTTAGGGTCACAACAGATTACTACACAGACACTGAGATTCCTTATGAGATAAAGCGAGCGCAGGTTGAGCTTGCCGTATATTTGCACAATAACAAAGATGGCGTGAGTTTGAGTGGGCTAGAGGATTTTAAAAAGCTCAAAATTGGCAGCATCGAGCTTGACACTGACAAATATGGGGCAGTTGGGGCCGATAGAATACCTCCGATGGTCGAACGCTATCTTGTAGGACTTAGAATTAGTGGACCAGGCAACATTGCAGTTAAGCGGAGTTAATCATGATGTTTGACAACGGCGCTGAGGCGATTACTGATACAAACGCACACACAGGGCGATTCTGTGCTGTGTATTTTTATGAAGCAAGCACTATTAGCGCGATAAGTGCTGAAGACATCACCGGCAACTCTCTTGCTAATGAGCAGTTTCCAGCCGACTCATACTTGTATGGCACGATCACAAGCATCACACTGAGTGGTGGTGCAGCAATTGCGTATCGACTGTAATGGCATTAAAAGATGCACTGAAGCGAGCTGCTGACACTGCAATCAAAAAAGTTGGTGGCGACGTTACAGTAAACTTTATAACTCAAGGCGCTTACAACACGACTTCAGGCGAGGTGTCTGAAAGCATTTCATCTGAGACAGTCAAAGGAGTCTTGGATGATGTTAAGAATGTCGAGAAAAATAATTTGACATATGGTGCAAGCAAAACATCGATTCTAGAGATCGACAAAAAACTTACAGTATCGGCGCTATCACTGAGTAATGAGCCGTTGATTGATGACAGAGTTACAATTGAGAGCGTAATCTACCATATTGTTAGAGTCGACGTTATTGAGCAAGACAATGAGGCGATTGTCTATGAGATTTATTTAAGAACGTAATGAGCAGAAAAATCATTAAAATCGACAAGATAGATGATTATTTATATGGTCAGGTTGAACGGCTTTTGCGTGTTGTAGTGTTTGAGACTGACAAAAGGCTTAAAAAGAGTAGCCCAATCGATACTGGCACACTAAGATCAAGTTGGCAGGTCGGCGAGAATACAAGCAATGATGCAAACGTAAAGCCTAAGGGCGACTATGGCATAGCCATCACACCGCAAGTTGGGTTTAACTATACGGCGGGCAAAGAGAAGCTGGGCAATAATTATCATTGCTACAACAATCAGCCATACGCCGAACCAGTTATCTTCGGCACAAACTTGCCATATTCATGGCGAAATGCCAAGCCACCTGGTTGGCGCAGTAAAAACAATCAAATTACAAAAGGCTATCCAGATCAGATCGCCAAAAATATGCAGAGGTTTGTCACAAAGGCATATGATCAAATTGTGCAAGGCAAAAGGTAATGGCGGCTTTATCACTCAATGATGTCCGAGCAGTCATTGAGACGCATTTACTGGCAGGTTTTGGCGCAGACGTTAATACAGAAGCCAACTTTACTTTGATTAGTGAAAGCGGCATAACTATTGTAACTGAGTCGCCTGAAGCGACTGCCACTCCAATAGCGTTCGCCAACCTTGTCTACAAGCCCACCCCTAGAGATTCTTATTTGCAATGTACGGTTGAGTTTGACGCGACACAATACATAACGTTAGGGGACTCAAGTAGCTTATCAAACAGATTATTCGGAGATGTTATTGTCAATATATTCACACCCGCAGGAATTGGTGTGGGGCAAAATTATGATTTAGCGAACAAGGTTTGCAGCCTGTTTACGCGACAGATCTTAAGCGACATACAGTTTCAGCCATTAACCGGCCCTAACATTATTTATAGCAGCAATGTCGGGTCTTTCTTCCAGACTCAAGTGGTAGTGCCGTTCAACGTATTTGAGACTTTATGACATGCCATTTGCCAATCGTAACACAATAAGAGCAACTATTGAAGGCAGACTTGCAACTGAGTTGGCGAGTTCTCCTACAGTTCCAGTCGTTTTTAATAATGTAGTATTTAAGCCGACCCCAAACACAAGCTGGGTCCAATGCCAAGTGTCTTTTGGCGACTCAGATAATCTAACGCTCCAGGGCGATGTTGTAGGTGATGTTGGTGGCGACAATCTTTTGACAGGATTGTTGCTAGTCAATATATTTACGCCTGCTAATACAGGCACTTCCGCGAGCCTTGTTTTAGGTAAACGTATCCGCGATCTCTATAATAGAATTAATGTGTCAGATATTTACTTTGACGCACCAATTGGCCCAATGGTTGTGAATTCCACATTGCCAGACGGTTTTTATCAAACTCAAGTCCGCGCCACCTTTGAATTTATTGAGGAACTTTAATTATGGCATTTTATAGGGGCGAGGATGGCCTTGTTAAGTTTGGTAGTACGTCCGCAGCCATCACAGCTTTAGCTGACGGCGATCTTTGCGTCATTCTTACGACTGGCAACTCTGATTTTACAACTATTGGTGCAGCTGATTCTAACCCAGGCACTATTTTTACAGCCAATGCTGCGGGTTCAGGCACTGGAACAGCCGCCAAAACAGGAACAGTAGCAAGCACTAGGTCATGGTCATTGACACTAGATAAGTCCATTCTTGAGACCACATCAATGGGCGATACACATGCCACAAATGTGGGCAGCATTATCAGTGGGTCGGGGACTGTTGAGCTTTTTTATACAGGAGGCTCTGGAGAAACAAACAACTTCGTTGAGCGAGTTAATACTGGCAACGCTGACGACTTAGTAGTGTTTGAGTTATTTCTAGATGGCAGCGCAAGAAAAGTATTTTTTAGAGGAGTACCAACTTCAACAGAGCTAACATCTACAGTAGGAGATATAAGTATTGTCACGGTTAATTTCGTGACTAGCGGATCCGTAACTCTGTCTATTTGATCATGGCATTTTATCGCGGCGAACAAGGCTTTGTTAAATTCGACAAAGATGCATCATCTGGCATCTCTACAATCGCAGCAGTGCGCACATGGTCACTTACGGTTGAGAAAGAGCAGCTGGAAGTTACTGCACACGCCGACAATTCTCGTAAGTATGTAGGCGGCCTTGTTGGTGGTTCTGGGTCCATTGAGGTGCTATATGATGCACCATCTGCTGGCGACAAACTTGACTTGCTGAATGAATCATTGATTGTGAATGATACGGCAAACGCGCATCTTGAGTTGTATTTGGCGACTGGCAAGAAGCTGTCATTCGACGCACTCATCACTGGAGCGGAGTATGCTGCTACAGTGGGCGAGATTGAAGTGATTAACGTCAACTTCACCTGCACAGGAACAATTACAAGCGCGATCTGATTTCATGAAAACACCTGAGAGAACGGTTGACATGCTGGTAGGCATGTTCGATCTATCTGAGCGTCGAAAATTTGACATCAAAAAACCTGATGGCTCGATTGGAATGAGCCTTTATTTCAAGCCAATTACAAGATCTGATCGTAAAAGGGCACAATCACTCGCGCATACAGACCAGGCTTTGGACATCAGCACACAGATGTTGTGCCAAATGGCCGAGCTTGAGAATGGAAGTAAGGCATTTGCTTCGGCTGATGTAGTCAAATTGCAGCGCGAGCTACCAGAGAAAATCCTTAATGATTTGGAATTGTTCTTGTTTGAACTTGCGGATGAGGCGAGTTTAGATGAAGCAAAAAACGACTAAAGCAGGACAGTTGGCTCACCTTTGAGTTTTACTTAGCCTGCGAATTAGGGATGACAGTAAACCGACTTAGACAAGAGTTGACCGAGGCTGAGTTCATATATTGGGCAGCTTATTTTGAAAATAAGGTAGAGGAAGAGAAGCGCGAGGCTGAGCGTGCAAAGGCACGACGGAGGTAAAGTGTTTTTAGGGATTTAATTGTAATGTGGCTGCAGTTGAGATTATTGTTAAGGCCGTTAATGCTGTTCAGCAGTTTAAGAGAGTTTCTGCGGCGACTGATAAGTTAAGCAAGGCAGCCAAAAGGGCCCAGCAAGAAGTAGAGAGAC